GGGCATGGGCGATGCGGGTGGCGTTCTGTGAGTCCAGCGGCCAACCCGGTGACATAACTTCCGACGCCCGCCACCACCGCTCTGGCGCATCCGGCTGGTTTCAGCATTTGCCGAAATTCTGGGAGGAACGCAGCGAAGCAGCGGGTATCCCTGATGTAGACATCATGGACCCGATTGCCAACGTCCTAGTCGCTTCGTGGCTGTTGTACGAAACTCCACAGGGCACCGGTCATTGGTATCCGAGCCAGTCTTGCTGGCGGTAGGATGACGCCATGCCAGAGGCTTCAACCCATTTCCATCAGCGGCAGCATCACATCAAGTTCACCCTCGCAGAATTGGCTGAAATAGTGGGGGTTCCAGTGGAGGCGTTAGGCGTGACACACGTCGATACCGCTCCGGGGGATTCCGAGTCAGCGGTGCGTATCTGTTTGAACGAAAATTGCGATACGAGTCAAGGCAGTTTATTTCAGTCATAACCCTGTAACCCCAGCGTTACATGCGACAATAGGCATGTGCATCGGGACGAATCTGGGTTATTCCAGCAGGCTGAATCGAGTGGGTGGGATAACGACGACCACGTTATTGCCATTGAGCGTCCCGAATGGCAGGAGGACTCCGCTTGCAAGGGCGTCGAAGATCCTTCCATCTTTTTCCCGTCGCCCGGTGACACGGAGGCGCTTCGTGCAGCGAAGGGCATCTGCGCTGGCTGTCCGGTGCTTTTCCCGTGTCTCGAATACGCTCTTGCCAATAACGAGCGGTACGGCATCTGGGGCGGGAAAAGCACCCGTGAGCGTTTGCTTATTCTTCGGGCAAAGAGGATGCTGGAGGAAGGGGAAGCCTAATGGCCTCGACCCCCTAGAAAGCGTAGGCTAGACGCATGGCCGTCATCACCTATCTCGATTTGCAGGACTATATGGGGAAGACGTTCACGTCGACCCAGCAGACCGCCGCTACGTCCCTCGTTGGCGCCCTAGAGCGGGAACTGGGGGCGATCCTTGGCCGGTCTTTGACGGGCCTCACAGTTACGAGTGAAGCCCATGTCCTACAGGCAGGACAGCGCCAGATCTTCCTCAGGGAATACCCGGTCAATACGGTCACTGCCCTTAGCGTTGGGGACCTTGGGTCCGAAACGGCGCAAACTCTCAGCGACTACGACATCTATAAATGGGGGATTGACGGTCTTCGAATCGCCACACAGGGCCTATCCGCGCTTGTGACCTACACGGCCGGTATGGCCGCTACCGACGCGCAGAAGTTGGAGGCGGTCATGCTGCGAGCCTCTGCTCGGGAGATGTCCGCCATGTTGGCCGACGCTCAGGGGTTGGAGCGGCTCAGTATCGAAGGTGTATCAATGCAGTTCGCTAACGGAGGCCAAGGCGGGTTTACCGACGATGACCTCAGGCACGTTAGGCGGTATCACCGCAAGGGTGTGTTCTGATGCGCGGGGCGAACCATTCTCTTAGGATTCGCGCCCGCACACCTTCGACTGATGCAGAAGGAAGAGTGTCGTACACGAATAGCGACACGACCGTTCAGGGGCACGTTTCTGTCCGCGCTGCCACGGCGGTGACGCCAGATTCACGCGGCCAGTTTGTGCAGCAGTTGCGTGGGGTCGCGTTGGTGCCCCTCGGGACAACTGTGACCGACAACGATCAGGTCGTCGTTACCGGTATCGATACGGTGGTCAACGGCACCTATGACATTGACACTGTCCAGTACACACGCGCTCATTTGCGGCTGGCATTACGCGGGGACCCGACCTAATGGGACTTTCAATGGCAGGTCAAAGAGGGGGCGTGTTCCACAGTTACTATCAAGCGACGCTTGCTAACGCTATACGCGTGTTCTCAGCAGGTTCGGGCAGGGGGCCGAGTGGTCTCAAGGCGGCCGGTGCGGTGATCGGCGCACAATATGCGAAAGCGATCCAAACCTCATTGAGCATCCCCGGCAACATCGGTTCGATGGGGGCGTCGGGCTTACCCCAAGGAATTCCATCTGCTCGGGGGACGCCTCCGCACATGCAGTCGGGTGCTTTGCGGGACAGCATCAAATGGAGGACAGCCCGATTGGTGGGTCAGAAGGTAGGGAGCGGTGCGTTCATGCGGAGCGGCCGTGTCGTCATCGACGTTTATCAAGATCCGAATCAACCAACCCACGACGGCGACCAGCCCGGCGCTCATGTGTACTACGGGGCGCTTCACGAGTTCGGCGGGACACAGGGCGGGCACACATACCCAGAGAGGCCCTTCTTTAGGCCGCAACTCAGAAACCCGATGATGAAGAAGTTAATCAGAACCAACGCTCGTAACTTCTTCGTTGCCGAGGAAGTAAGGGCAGCGGCGGGGATGGGTCACTTGGAGATGAAGATGGCGCCGATCATTATCTCCACGGCAAAGATGATCAGACCGATGAAGTTCAAGTAATGGCTTCCGTCGCCTCCGTTCTCCGCACGGCAATCGTGGACGCGAACTTGTCGAATGTTACGACCAAGGTTTTCCGAGACTTTGCTCCTGACAACATCTCCACACCGTTTGTGACGTTCACGGATGACGTGAGCCGGTCCCCTGCTCTCATCGGCGACAGGGCGGTTCTCGCCCAGTCGCGGATGACCACAGTCCACCTGTGGCAAGACCTCGATTCCGAGGATCTCGCTCTGGTCGACAGCCTGCACGCAGCAGTCGACAACGCGACTCTCACAGGCGCCGACAAAACGATTTTTGGTTGCCGCGTGGATGGCATCGCACGGCTAATTGACCCGCCGTCGAACACCTGCCAACACGCACTGACCGTTACTTTGACGCAGGGGGCCTGATGGCATTCACGACTATCACCGCTACGGGGACGTATCTCCAGTCTGACGGCAGCACCCCAGCGGTCGGGACAGTCTCGTTCGTCGCGTCGAACGCGATGACGGACTCGTCGAACAATCAGGTCATTGCCCCGACGCTGATCACAGGCACCCTCAATGGGTCTGGGGCGTTCTCGGTCACGTTGACCGCTACGGATGACGCGACGACGCAGCCGTCCGGCACGACCTATGAGGTCACGGAGCGGATCACCGGCGCAGCGGAGAACAAGTACAACATTGGGGTCGCAGCAGCATCGACAAACGCAACTTTCGACCTTGCGGATATCACTCCGGTAACCGATCCGATTGTGCAGTACTCGTATGCGACTGTCGCCTATGTCGATTCACAGTTGGGGTTGACGGCGTCGAACTTGCCGTTTTCGGCTACCGCGGAGATCTCATCGACGAATGTTCAGGCAGCCGTTGTGGAGGTCAGGGCGAAGTCGAAGTACACGCATGACCAGTCGGTGCCTTCTGGAACGTGGTCGATTACGCATAATTTGGGTTTCCGGCCGAACGTCGCGGTGGTTGATACGTCGGACACCGTCTGCTTTGGAGACATTGACTATACGAACGACAATGCGCTGGTGGTGACCTTCGCACAGTCATTCGGCGGGAAGGCGTATCTTTCATAGGTAGGACCGCCCCGCAGGAGCCATAGATGCCGAAATATCTGGTAAACGTCGATCTCAATCAGAACCAACTGGTCAAGGCTCGTATAGAGAACCTTGCCAGTGCCCCGGGGAGCCCTGTATCGGGGCAGGTGTACTACAACACTGGTAGTAGCACCGTCCTGTTCTACAACGGCTCCGCATGGATCGACGTTGGCGGAGATATTTCTTCCGTTCAGCCCGGAACGGGAATGTCGGGTGGCGGGACCACCGGGGTAGTCACCCTGACCCTTGCCAACACGGCAGTCACGGCCTCGTCCTACGGGTCAGCATCAGCCGTTGGCACGTTCACGGTTGACGCCCAAGGTCGCCTCACTGCTGCGGCCAACGCCAACATCGCCATCGCCTCCACGGCAGTCACTGACTTCACTGAGGCGGTACAGGATGTAACAGGCGCACAGATCGTTACAAACGGCTCCCACACAGGGATCTCCGCCGCTTATGACGACGCGGGCGACGGCGCAGTCGACCTGTCCCTCGTCAACACCGCTGTTACGGCCGCCGCTTACGGTTCCGCTACCGCCGTTGGCACATTCACCGTTGATGCCAAGGGTCGTCTCACCGCCGCCGCCAACGCAACCATCGCTGTTGCCTCGGGGGCTGTTACCGACTTCACCGAGGCCGTCCAAGACGTAGTCGGCGGGATGGTCACGGGTAACACCGAGACCAGCATGACCGTCGCCTACGACGACTCCGACGGCACCCTCGACTTCGTCAACACTGGTGTTACCGCCGTTGCTGGCACAGCCAACGAGGTCGACGTTTCGGGTGCAACCGGTTCGGTCACCATCGGCCTTCCCAGCGATGTCACCGTCGGCAACAACCTGACGGTCACCAACGACCTTGCCGTTACCGGCAACATGACCATCAACGGCACGACGACAACGGTCAACTCGACCACTGTCACCGTTGACGACAAGAACCTCGAACTCGGCTCAGTCGCTTCCCCCTCGGACACCACCGCAGACGGCGGCGGAATCACCCTGAAGGGTGCTTCCGACAAAACGATACTTTGGACAAACTCGACGGATTCGTGGGACTTCAACCAGCACGTCAACGCCGCAACTGGCACCGAGTTCAAGATCAACAACGTGTCCGTCCTCAACGCCACCACCCTCGGGGGTTCCGTTGTCGCCTCGTCGCTCACGTCGGTTGGCGCGATCGCCACCGGCTCATGGGCCGCCACCGATGTGGCTGTCGCCCACGGCGGCACCGGTGCTTCCACTGCTGCTGCTGCTCGCTCCAACCTTGGAGCAACCACCAAGGTCACCGCCACCATCGGCGATGGCTCCGCTACTTCATACGCGGTCACTCACAGCCTCTCCACTAAGGATGTGATGGTCGAGGTGTACGACGCCTCCTCAAGTGACACCGTCATCGCGAACGTGACTCGCAACTCCACGTCGCAGGTCACCGTGTCATTTGCTTCGGCTCCCGCCTCTAACGCCTACAAAGTTGTTGTGATCGGCTAAACATAAACCACCCGGCCCCTGAGGGGGCTTACTGGTCAGACAGGAATAGTTGAGGCTATGCCGAAGTTTTTAGAGCGCATTACAGCGCAAGAGTTCTCCGCCGCCTCCTCGGCGGCCATTGATGCCTCTGTCGACGGCGACTCGAATGCCCGCATCCAAATTGACGCCGGGGGGAAGATCACTTGGGGTCCGGGTAACGCCAGCGGCGACGCGACCCTTTACCGCTCTGCGGCAAACATCCTCAAAACGGACGACACCCTCGAAGCCGCCCTTGGGGTTATTACCCTTGCTACTGACGGTGCCCCTTCGACGGCGTTAGCCAATGGCGCTTTGGCTGTCGATACCACGAACGACACGTTCTACTTCCGGTCCAGCGGCTCATGGCAGGAAGTGTCGGGCGGCGGAGCAAGCCTCACTGTTTCCGATACGGCCCCCAGTAGCCCTGAGGCAGGCAACCTGTGGTTCGAGTCCGATACGGGCCGCACCCTCGTCTACTACGCCGACGGTTCGTCGAACCAGTGGGTAGAGGTCGGTGTTGCTTCTTCGGCGGGCATTTCGGGGTCGGACGGGTACGTCCAGTTCACGGCTGGCGGGTCGCATGGGTCGAACGCGAACCTGTTTTGGGACAACTCGAATTCACGCCTAGGTATCGGTACGGTTTCGCCGGGGTATCCGTTGGATGTGTCTGGTACGAGTAGATTCACGGGGGCGATCACGGCTTCTGGTGGCGTAACTGGCGCTTTGACTGGCAATGCTGATACGGCAACTGAAGCCACCAATGTCACGGCAGTTGCTAACAATTCAACAGATGAAACGGTATATCCGACATTTGTCGATGGCGCGACGGGCACACAGGGCATTGAAACAGACACGGGGTTGACCTATAACCCCAGCAGCGGGCTGCTGACCGCAGCAGCCTTCTCTGGTCCGTTGACGGGCAACGTCACAGGTAACGCTTCCGGTACTGCGTTGACGGTGACGCAGGCGGCACAGTCTGCGATTACCTCAGTGGGCACGCTGACGGGGTTGACGGTTGGTGGTGCTGTCACTGTTGGGGTCAATGATGCGGGTCACGATGTCAAACTATTTGGTGATACCGATACTGCGTACATGCTGTGGGATGCGTCGGCTGACGAGTTGATCGTTGACGGTGCGGGAACAGGCGGCGGCAGTGGGGGTATGACAGTCCAAACGACAGTCACTGACGGCGGAGCGCATGTCCAGATCGCAAATGACGCTCAGGCATGGAAGTGGCTTGTCAACGGTTCGATTTCAGACTCTATGGTGTTGCGGGATCAGACAAGTGGAGTGAACCGCTTTGCCTTTACGACTGGCGGCAGCCTCGTTATTGGAAGCACCACCGCTATTGCGACGTTAGATGTTCGGGGTCAGATTACGGCTCACGGCGATGCTGCTGTCTATGAAGGAGTCAACGTCGGTGCTATCAACATCCACGGCGGTGTTGCCGACACGGTTCTTGACTGGGGTGAAGGTCTTGTTTTCACAAGTGGTGCCGGTGGTTCTGGCAACTGGACCCACGCTGGGATCGTAGGTGTAGGTCAGTCAGGTTTCAGAGGCGATCTAGTTTTTGGTACTGATGGTGACGGTACTCAAAATACATCTGGGATAACTGAAAAGATGCGTGTTACGCATGGCGGCAACGTCGGTATTGGCACGACCAACCCTTCCAGCACGTTGCATGTCGCTGGCAACATTCGGACGAGTAGTGCGTTGATTGTCGAAGGCACGAACGCCACTGCAATCAGGCTTACCCAGACTGATACAGATGGTGCTTATATCTCTTTCACGGAGACTGACGGTTCCACCCGAATGGGTTATATGGGCTTCCCGTCCAACGATGACCTGCATATGAAGAATGAAACCGCTGGCGGTCATGTCTATCTGTCAACGAACAACACGACTCGCCTTACTGTCAACAACGCTGGCAGGGTCGGCATTGGGCGCTATCCGTCCTACGCACTGGATGTAGAAACGCCGAACGCAGCGTCCTACGTCCGGTTTAAGATCACCGAGTCTTACTCGTCGTATTCGCCTTCCACCTTGATCATGCAGGGCGGAGCGAACACCGCAGCGTCCATCTGGTTCGGTGATTCTGCTGACCCCGACATCGGGGCGATCCACTACTACAACAGCAACAATACGATGCGGTTCTATGTGAACGCTGCTGAACGGATGCGTATCGACTCCGACGGGTTCATGGCTATTGGTACCTCAACATCTCGGACGATGTTCCGCGTCAAGCGTGGCACGGGCGTCGAAGGGTCGCCGCCATCGGGAGCGTGGGCGTCGGAGATTTACCACGCCTCCAACTCCTCTGGGTCGAACGGCCTACTGGTACTCAATGAGTGGATGGCGACCGCTTCGACAATCCTTGAGTGCGGATCGATCAACGCAAGCACTGGGGCGTACACCCAACGGTTCAAGGTGGATGGCATCGGCAACGTCGCCATCAGCGGATCTTTGTCGAAGGGCAGCGGCTCGTTCGATATCGCACATCCAACGAAGGGTGGCGACTGGCGACTCCGCCATGCGTTCATTGAGGGTCCGCAGGCCGACCTTATCTACCGTGGCACCGCCACCCTCTCTGGTGGCACGGCTACCGTTGATCTGGACACAGCAGCCAACATGACTGATGGGACATGGGTAGCCCTGTGCCGTGACCCGTGGGTGATGGTTGCCTCGTCTGGCAACGCCGTCGAATGGTCGCTGTCGGGCAAGACGTTGACAATCACTTCGGACACTGCTGATGCTGTGTGTTCGTGGCTGGTCATGGCCGAACGGCAAGACGACCACATGAAGAACGATTCCCCGTTGGCCGACGACGATGGGCGTCTCATCCCTGAATACGAACTGCCTCCTGTGGAAGTTGCTGATCCACCCGCAGCGTTGGACGAGGAGGCGCAGGCCGCAGAGGATCGGATTAGGGATGAAAGGGAAGCAGCGGCACAACAAATGAGAGACGAAGCAGACGAGGCAGCAGAGTAATGGCTATTGACTTTCCAGACTCCCCATCGAATGGTGACATCCACACGGTCAGCGGTAAGCGTTGGGAGTGGGATGGTGAGAAGTGGACCGCTTATGGCGCTTCTTTGGCTCCCGATGTTTTAAAGGTTGATGTTGCAAATAATCGGGTCGGCATCAACGACACCACTCCGTCGTACAGCCTTGACGTAACCGGCACTGCTCACGTTACGGGAGCCATCACGGCCTCTGGGGGCGTGGCCGGTGCTTTGACCGGCAATGCCGATACGGCAACTGCTTTGGCGACAGCACGAACTATCGGCGGTACGTCGTTCGATGGCACGGCCAACATCAACCTGCCGGGTGTCAATGCAACAGGCAACCAGAACACTTCGGGTACTGCCGCCACGGTGACGGATGCCGCCCAGTCTGCTATTACGTCGGTGGGTACACTTACAGGGCTAACGATTTCTGGCGACTTGACCGTCGGTGGCACAACTACGACGATCAATTCCACCACGTTGACGGTTGACGATAAGAACATTGAACTCGGGTCTGTTGCTTCCCCGTCTGACACGACTGCGGATGGCGGCGGGATCACGTTGAAGGGTGCGTCGGATAAGACGATCCTGTGGGAAAACGACACGGATACTTGGGATTTCAATCAGGGCATTAGGGTCGGCGGGCATACGACGTTGACCCGAACGCCTTCTGGTGAAATGTCGATCTTCGGCCATAACGTCCATGTCGATATGGCCGAAGACAACAAGGTGTTGTCTACCAACACCGGCTATTACGGCCAGATGATCAGGATGTATTACAACGAGGGGATCACGTTCCATACGGTCAACTCAACGGTCACAGCAGGCAATGCGTTCTACACGGCTGGTGGTACGACGAACGAGGTTATGCGGATCGCCAATGACGGCAAGGTCGGTATCGGCACCGCCGCCCCTCCAGCCAAACTGTCGGTAGACACTTCGACAACCCGTGGCGGCTACTCCAATCTGGCTCTTGGCGCAGGTGGCGACAACCCGCAGATGGAGTTCTACAATACGACCACCAGTTGGTCGATCTCTCATTATGACAATGATCGTCTACAGATTTCCTCCAACGTCAGCGGATCGTGGGTTGAGGCTCGTGGCATCACGATCAAGGACGCAACCGGCAACGTCGGTATCGGCACCACCGCACCGGCACACCCACTGCATGTCGGGTCAAATAACCGTGCGGTGTGTATCAGTGACGCTGGCGGAACAAACTACGCCCAGATTTCGGCCACAAGCGCCGATGGGACTGGGCACGCTTATCTCAATCTCACCTCCTACAGCACTTTCTTCAAGGCTGACGGAAACCATGTGATGGCGATCAGGCAGGACGGCACGGTCGGTATCGGTGTCACCAGCCCGTCAGCACCGTTTCATGTTTATGGCTCTGCCAATAGTGGCACATACACGTCCAGTGGCACAAGCAATACGGCTGCCTATTTCAAGGGCACTGGCACCTACCCGACAGCGTTGACTCTGGACGGCGATGGCTCATCTGACGATGTGGTCCGTGTTCGTTACCTGAACGCTGGAGCAGATAAGTGGCAAGTCAATTACGGCACTGACATTCTTTGGCATTCGGCTACATGGACCGAAAGGATGCGGCTTACTTCGGCGGGCAATCTGACTATAAACGGGACAACTCCCGTTCTTACTATCAAGGATACAGACTCTACTGGTGCACACGGTGGAAAACTGGTGTTGGCCGATTCCGCAGGAACAGAAATCGGAGTGTTCCAATGCAACAACAACGACGATATGGGCATCAAGGCTGTACCGGCCGGGTCTGTAATGTATATCTGGGCGGCGGGAGCGTGGCAATGCAAGGTCTGGTCTACCGGATTCGCTCCGTAC